TGGATAAGGCTGACTTGAAGGTCTTTGAAACCATGAAGAAGCAGAACCCAAGACGTTACAGAGTAGCGGGACTTGGTGACTGGGGTATTGTTGACGGTCTTGTATATGAAAACTGGGAAGAAAAAGCATTTTCGATTGATGAAGTCAAAGCAATACCGGGTGTGAAATCTGTATTTGGTCTTGACTTTGGTTATACAAATGACCCTACTGCACTGTTCTGTGGATTCATAGACCAGTCAAGCAAAACCATTTGGGTCTTTGATGAAATGTATAAGCCCGGCATGAGTAATGAAGCAATCGCAGCAGAAATCTTACGCATGGGTTACCTGAAAGAAAAGATAACTGCTGATTCTGCTGAACCTAAGAGTATTGACCGCTTGCGGGAACTTGGGTTGAAGGGAATCAGGAAAGCCCGCAAGGGTAAGGATTCCATAAACAACGGTATTGACTTCATTCAGGACTATCACATTATAGTTCATCCAAGGTGTGTGAACTTCATCACTGAAATCAGCAACTATCAGTGGGACACAGACCCAAAGACAGGAAAGAAATTGAACATCCCTATTGATGACTTCAATCATCTTATGGATGCAATGCGTTATGCAGTTGAAAGTATTGCAAAAGGTGATGCTTTCAGTTTTGATTAGACGTTATCGGATAGGATGCACAGTGTCAGCAACCTGACCGTGGGAAAGTCACTGGTTGTCAAATACCTTACTCCGGGGACGGTGGCACTTGGTCACCGTTTATGGCACTTGCATCACTATTTTTCATATTATCAAAAACCCTAACGTGCATGATTGTGACTTTCATGCACGTTACGTTTTTATATATCACATAAAGAAAGGGGTGAATTGAACCATTGTTCAGTAACCTAATTGACACATTGACCTTGAAGGTCAGCAATTTCATATTGTCAGGGGTTCATTCAAGGATGACTGATAGACAGTTTCTTGAAAAGGAAATCCAAAAGTGGGAATATTCCCCTAAAAGACTGATGCAGATTAAGGGTTTTCTGTATTATGACGGTGACCATGATATTATGACCCGCAAACGTACAATGATAGGTGAGAACGGACAACTGGAAGTTGTTGAAAACCTTCCAAACAACCGCATCATTGATAATCAGTACGCAAAAATGGTCAATCAGAAAGCAAATTACCTGTTCGGTAAACCTATCACACTTAACGGTGATAATGACCAGTACATTGAACTTCTCAAAAAGGTGTTCAATAAGAAGTTTATGAAAACCCTGAAAAACAGTGGTAAAGCTGCATACAATGGGGGTATTGCTTGGTTATACCCTTATTACAATGAACAGGGTGAATTTTCGTTCAGACTGTTCCCGGCTTATGAAATTCTTCCATTTTGGAAGGACAACGAACACACAATATTAGACTTTGCACTTAGAATGTATTTGACGATTGGGTATGAAGGAACAACCCCAGTCATCATCAAGAAAGTAGAAGTGTATGATTTGGACGGTGTGCATAAATTCATTTATGACCATGACAGACTGATACCTGATATTGTGAATGATGAAGTGCCGGATGTACCACACGTCACCATGATTGACGGTCAGGGAAAGGTGACAGGGTTCAACTGGTCACGTGTTCCTTTGATTCCGTTGAAGTACAATGAAAATGAAACACCGTTGCTGAAAAAGGTAAAATCCTTACAGGACGGTATCAATATTATGTTGTCGGACTTTGAAAACAATATGCAAGAAGATGCCCGCAACACTATTTTGGTGTTGAAGAACTATGACGGTCAGAACCTTGGTGAGTTCAGAAAGAACCTTGCAACATACGGTGCAGTCAAAGTCAGGTATGACGGTGACACAAAGGGTGGTGTTGAAACCCTTGAAATCACGGTCAATGCGGATAACTACAAGGCTATTGTGGAAATCTTCAAGAAAGCCCTGATTGAAAATGCTATGGGTTATGATGCAAAAGATGATAGAATGTCCGGCAATCCAAATCAGATGAACATTCAATCAATGTATTCTGATATTGACCTTGATGCAAATGACACCGAAACGGAATATCAGGCATCCTTTGAAGATATACTTTGGTTTGTGAACGCACACCTTGCGAACACAGGACAGGGTGACTTTGAAGGTCAGGAAGTAACCATTATTTTCAACCGTGATATTCTTATCAATGAAAGTGAAGCAATAGATAACTGTCAGAAGTCTATGGGTCTGTTATCTGATGAAACAATTATCAGTATGCACCCTTGGGTGGATGACCCACAGGCAGAATTGGAACGTTTGGAAAAGCAGAAGCAGAAACAACAGGAAGAACTTGAAAAACAGTACAATCCTTTTCAGCAGAAGCAGAACCCAACAGACCCAAACAACCCTGATGATGACCCAACACAAGGCGGTGATGAATAATGCCAAATTCTGAATACTGGAAGAAACGGTTTGAACTTCTTGAACAGTCGCAGAACCAGTTGGGTATTCAGTGCTATGCTGATATAGAAAGACAGTACAGACAAGCCCAAAAACAGATTGAAGGTCAATTATCTTCTTGGTATCAGCGGTTTGCATCAAATAATGGTATCACTGTTCAGGAAGCCCGCAAGATGCTGACTGCAAAAGAACTGGAAGAATTTAAGTGGGACGTACATGAGTATATCCGCTATGGTCAGGAAAATGCAATCAATGGTGCTTGGTGTAAGCAGCTTGAAAACGCATCAGCCCGGTTTCACATTAGTAGACTGGAAGCATTGAAAATTCATACACAACAATCACTTGAAGTGATGTTTGGGAATCAGTTGGATTCCATTGATTCAGCAATGCGGGAAATTTACACAAGCGGGTATTATCACACCGCCTTTGAAATACAGAAGGGTGTGGGTGTCGGTTGGGACTTTTCCACACTGGATGACAAGCAGATTTCTAAGGTCATCAACAAACCTTGGGCTGCTGACGGTAAGAACTTTTCACAAAGGATTTGGGGCAACCGTCAAAAGTTGGTCAATGAACTGAACACTGAACTGACCCGCAATATTATCTTAGGGCAAGACCCGCAGAAAGCAATAGATGCGATTGCCCGGAAGATGAACACATCAAAGTCAAATGCCGGGCGGTTAGTTATGACGGAAGAAGCCTTTTTCAGTTCCGCAGCACAAAAGGACTGTTTCACTGAACTTGACGTTGAACAGTTTGAAGTGTTGGCAACATTGGATTCACATACTTCTGATATTTGTCAGGATATGGACGGTAAACACTTTCCTATGTCACAATGGGAAGTTGGAACAACCGCACCGCCTTTTCACGTGCGTTGCAGAAGTACCACAATACCGTACTTTGATGATGACTTTGGTGCGATTGGTGAACGTGCTGCAAGGGGTGCAGACGGTAAAACGTACTTTGTTCCGGCAAATATGACCTATAAGGAATGGGAAAAGTCCTTCTTGACAGGTGATGATAAGTCAGGATTGCAAGAAATCCCAGCTGATGATACAATTAAGGTGGAAGAAGTAAAGGTTGAAGAAGTTCAAACACCTGAACCGATTGTTGAACCCATTGAATACAAAGAACCTGTTCATGCTGATTATGTCAGATTGTTGCATGGGTCACAAAAGGCGGTTTCCCTTGATGATAGGATGCAGATTGCTAAACATGAAAAACCTGACGGTTCACAAAATGGTGGATATGTGGCAACCACAAATTACAGTACAATCAATTCCAACATGAGAAATGACGGTTATTCAGGTAACCAGTTAGATGATGACGATAGGAAAACCATTGAATCATTGCGTACTGCAATATCTGCTTATGAACTGGATGATGATTTCATTATGACAAGGTATGTCAATGCTGATTATCTAACAGAAGTATTTGGTATTACTGGTGCATACAATAAGCGGGATATACCGTCAAGATTGGCAAATTCTTTTGTCAATGTGGCAAATCCTTATGTTGTAAAAACGGAAATACCAAGAATTACGGAAGAACTGCAAGCACTTATTGGTGAATGTATCACTGAAAAAGCCTTTATTTCAACCAGTGTGATACCGACAAAGAATATTATGAAAGATAAAGCGGTGTTGTTCAGGATTCAAGCAAAGAAGGGAACACACTGTTATCTTCCTGTAAACAGGAAAGAATCTGAATGTATCTTTGCCGATAACTCAAAGTTATATATTCGTGATGTTCAGTGGGATGACCAGTCAAGAAAATGGGTCATTACTGCTGAAATAGAATAGGCGGTGATAGAATGGATGATTACAAAGGTATTGAACTTGCATATATACCGCAGTGTGCGGTGTGTAAATGTGTAAAGGGTAAAGGGTGCAAGGCATTTGATACTGATACACGTGATGCAAAGTATTATGATAGTCAACATGAAGATTTTTCAAGGTGTGATAAGTTTGAATTGAATGAATCCGCACCAAAGGTTGAGAGGTTCAAAGAGTTATCAAAGGGATATAATTGGAAGTAGAAAAGCACGGTCATTTGACGGTGCTTTTTTCATACCCTAAGAAATACCCATTGACCTGATTTTAATGGTTATATGGTGATTATATGAGTTTTCAAGTATATTCAGGAAGGTGGTGAACAACATGATGAATTTTGGTGCAGCATTGGAAGCCCTGAAAGCGGGTCAGAAGGTCGCAAGTAAGGGTTGGAACGGTCAGGGACAGTTCTTATTTCTTGTCAAAGGTAACACACTGGAATATTCCGTTGATGCGGATATGACCTGTTTACTTGATAAGGAACTGGTACACCCTGATGTTATTGCTATCAAGACAACTGCTGATATGATTCAGGTGGGTTGGTTAGCAAGTCAGACAGATATGCTTTCAGAAGATTGGTATATCGTAGAGTAGTGAAAAGACACCCTTCCGGGTGTTTTTATTTTGCGGGTTGTCAAGCGTATAACCGAACAAACCAAACAATCATGTGTGAGTGAACACGTACAAAAACGTAATTGAAAGTGAGGAAAAAAGAAATGACAAGAAAAGAATTAGAGGATTTAGGACTTTCCAAGGAACAGGCTGATGCAGTTATCAAAATCAATGGTGCGGATATTGAAAATGCAAAATCTGCATCCGCTGCTGAAATTAAGAACTTACAGACAGAGGTGTCCGGGTTAAAGACACAGGTTTCTGATAGAGATAAGCAGCTTGAAACGTTAAAGGCAACTGCCGGGGACAATGAAGCACTGAAAACACAGATTGCTGATTTACAGGCAGAGAATACCAAGACCAAAGAAGCCCATGAATCCGAAATGACCCAGTTGAAGATTGATTTTGCAGTTGAAAAGGCATTGACCGGGGCAAACGCAAAGAACGTGAAAGCGGTCAAGGCACTGTTAGACCTTACGGATGCCAAACTTGACAAGGAAGGTAGTGTTAAGGGGTTACAGGAACAGATTGATAAGTTGATTGCGGATGAAGGAACTAAGTTCCTTTTTGATGTTCAGCAGACAAATCAGAATCAGCAGCAGTTCAAGGGATTTCAGCCGGGTGCATCCAGTGAACAACCGGGTGCGGGGTCAGAAGTGGATTTTTCCAAGATGACCTATGAACAGTTGACTGCATATATGGAAGCAAATCCTAATGCACAAATCTAACAAGAAAATTGAAAGGTAGGTAATTGAAAATGGCAAAATTTGATGCTAAGAGTTTCAATGAAAGAGCATTTGGTAAGTACATGAGTGCTGTTCCAAATACCAAATTGAACAAGTTACGTGAATCTAAGGCAATCGTAGGTGATGCAAGATTACGTGAAACTTTTGTGAATAATTCGCAGACAGGTAGTGTGTACGCAATCCTTCCTTACTTTGGACTGCTTGGCGGTACTGCACAGAACTATGACGGTGTTTCCAACTTAACACCGGGAAAAACTGACACCTTTGAACAGGGTGTTTTCACTTATGGTCGAATGAACGGTTGGACGGAAGCAGATTTCAGTTATGATGTAACTGGTGGTACTGACTTCATGGCAAACGTAAGAGAGCAGATTAACGAATACTGGAACGGTGTTGACCAGGATGTAATTCTTGCAATCCTTGAAGGTATTTTTGGTATGGCTGCAACTGGTACAGGTGCAATCAAGACTGCTAACGCAGAATTTGTTGACAAGCACACACATGATATTTCTGCAAATGCAGAAGGTGGTAACATGGATGCAACTACCCTGAACACTGCAATTCAGAAGGCTTGTGGTGATAACAAGGGTAAGTTTAAGTTGGTTTACTGCCACAGTGCGGTTGCAACTAACCTTGAAAACCTGAAACTGCTTGCGTACTTAAAGTACACAGATGCACAGGGTATTGAACGTGACCTTGAAATGGGTACTTGGAACGGTAGACTTGTCATCATTGATGACAGTATGCCAACAGTAAACGTTGAAGCAACTGATGATGCCGCAGCATACACCAAGTATACCACATACGTTCTTGGTGAAGGTGCGATTGGTTTTGAACCTGTTGGTGCAAAAGTACCTTACGAAATGGTTCGTGATGCGAAGTTACACGGTGGTGAAGATACCCTTATTTCCCGTAAGAGAAACGCAGTGTCCGTTGCGGGTGTTTCTTACTTGAAAGCAAGTCAGGCAACAAATTCCCCTACTGATGCAGAACTTGCAAACGGTAAGAACTGGTCACTTGTAAGCAGTGAGAACAAGACCATTGCACACAAGGCAGTTCCGATTGCAAGAATCATTTCCAGAGGTTAAGCCGGGAAAGGGTCAGGTGGTTCAATATGTTCAGTGTTGATACAGTAAAAGAACGGTTGAAGTCATTTGGGTATGAGGTCAAGGAAGGTGATGAATTTTCCTTGACCTTTTGCGTTGATAAAGTACGCAATACTATCAAGAATGACACCAACCAGTCAGAAGTGCCGGAAGGGTTGGAACACATTGCGGTTGATATGACCGTGGGTGAATTTCTTCTTGCCAAGAAAACCTTTGCACCTGATGACCTTGCGAACTTTGATTTGACCTATGCAGTAAAGCAGATTCAGACCGGGGACACCAACACGGTGTTTGCGACTGGTGACAGTTCCCTGACCCCGGAACAAAGGCTGACCACCTTCATCAATTACCTTTTATCTTATGGAAGGGCTGAATTTTCAGCATACAGAAGATTGAAATGGTAAAAGCGGTACAGGCTGCAAGGATTGCAGCAAGAAAGGCTATTGAAAGCACCTATGACGGTGTGGCGGTAGTCACAGAGTATCAGAAGGTAAAGGATGAGGTCACAAAACTGGTAAACGGTCAGGCGGTGGTTGTTTTAGAAAATCAACCTTGCCGGGTATCGTTTGAAGGTCTGCAAGCGGTCAATCAGACGGAATCAGCAGCATCAGTCACACAGACCACAAAACTGTTCATATCACCTGACATTGTTATCAAGCCGGGTTCAAAAATCACAGTGACACAGGCGGGAAGAACTGCTGATTATACTTACAGTAGTGTTCCGGCAGTGTATGACACGCATCAGGAAATCATTCTTGACCTGTTCACTGACTGGACGTAAATGGGACGGTTTGGAAGTTTTAACATCAGGGGATTGCAAGAATTTCAGAAGGAACTGAACAAACTGCAAGACCCTGATAAATTTGTGGAATCGTGTGCAAAGGAACTTGCTGCAAGGTTACTTGCAAAGGTAATAAAAAGAACCCCAGTGGGTGAATACCCTAACGGTTCAGGCAAGTCCGGGGGAACATTAAGAAGGGGTTGGACTGGTCAGAAAAGAGCATCCGCACAGAATTATGCGGAATCCCTGACAGTTCACCACTTTGGTGACACATACGTCATTGAAATTGTAAACCCGGTGGAATACGCATCTTATGTTGAATACGGTCACAGAACCGCAAATCACAAGGGGTGGGTCAAGGGTCAGTTTATGATGACCATTTCCGAACAGGAACTTGAAACCATTGCCCCAAAGGTGCTTGAAGCAAAGATTAAGAAGTATTTGAAGGGGTGCATGAAATAATGATAAATACAATAATTCAGACGGTCAGCATCACTTTAGATGCGGAATTTACAGAAAAGCAGTATGAAATGCACATGGAAGAAGTGAAACAGGACTTAGTTGAACCCTGTTTTTTTATTGCGTGTTTGAACCCAACCACTGAACTTTTCCTTGGAAAGCGGTATTTCAGACAAAACAAGTTTGTCATTCAGTATTTCCCTGAATCAAAAGAGAATTTACAGAATGAATGTAATGCGGTTGCTGAAAGAATGACGTGGTGTTTAGAGTATATCACCATACCGGGTGAAACCAAACCTATCCGTGGTACAAAGATGAATTATGAAATCATTGACGGTGTTCTGAACTTCTTTGTGAACTATGATTGTTTTGTTTACAGGGTGGAACAGAATGAAGTTATGGAAACCTTGGAATCAAACACCACAGTAAACTGAAAGGAAGGTGAAGAAGTTGGCAGCTAAGAAGAACAAAGCAGAAGTACAGAGTTCAGCAAAGGTTGAACAGAAGTTCAGCAAAGTACAGATTCTTGCATCTGCACAGTATGCAAACAGAAGGGATTTGGTGGATGCCCTTCTTGATGACAACAAAAAGTACACCAAAGCAGAAGTTGACCAGTTGGTTGACAAATTTATGAAAGGACAGGTGAAATAAAATGGCATTAGGTGGCGGTAGTTTTACTACACAAAACAAAGAATTACCGGGTGCGTATATCAACTTTGTATCTGCTGCATCCGCATCTGCAACCTTGTCTGCAAGAGGTATTGCAACAATGCCCCTTGAACTTGACTGGGGTGTAGAAGGTGAAGTTTTTGAAATCACTAATGAAGATTTTCAGAAACGCAGTCAGAAGATTTTGGGTTATGCTTATGACCATGCTAAACTGAAAGGTTTGCGTGATTTGTTCATTGGTGCAAAGACCCTTTACGCATACCGTTTGAATGGTGGCGGTGCAAAGGCTGCAAATACTTTTGCGGAAGCACGTTACAGTGGTATTCGTGGTAATGACATTAAGATTGTGATTCAGGCAAATGCTGATGATGAAGCAAAATTTGATGTTATCACTTACCTTGGTACAGTAGCGGTTGACACACAGACCGTTGCAAAAGCAGCAGACCTTGTTGCAAATGATTATGTTGTGTTCAAGGCTGATGCAGTTCTTGCAGTAACCGCAGCAACACCACTTGAAGGTGGTACAAACGGTGAAGTGAACGGTGCATCTTATCAGGCATACCTTGACAGAATTGAAGCATACACCTACAACACAATGGGTGTGGTGACAGATGATGCAACAACCATTAAGTTGTTCAATTCGTTCAACAAGCGTTTGCGTGATGAAATGGGTATCAAGTTCCAGTTGGTAACCTACAACAACGCAGCCGATTTCATGGGTATCATCAGTGTTAAGAACAAGGTAACAGATGAAGGTTGGTCTGCCGCATCCCTTGTATACTGGGTAACTGGTATTCAGGCGGGTTGTGAGGTCAACAAGTCTTGTCAGAATAAGAAGTATGACGGTGAATTTACTGTTGATGTGGCTTATACACAGACACAGTTGAAGCAGTGCATTAAGAACGGTGAATTTGTATTACACCGTGTAAATTCTGACATTCGTGTGTTAGATGACATTAACACAATGGTGACAACCAGTGACACTTGCGGTGACGTTTTCAAGGACAATCAGACAATCCGTGTGATTGACCAGTTGGGTAATGATGATGCGGTGTTGTTCAACACTAAGTACCTTGGTGTTGTACCAAACAATGCTTCCGGCAGAACTTCCCTTTGGTCTGACCTTGTTAAGATTCGTCAGAACTTACAGGATATGGGTGCGATTGAAAACTTTGCTGATTCTGATGTTACCATTGCACAGGGTGACACCAAAAAGGCAGTAGTTGTCACAAGTGGTGTTGAAGTTGTCAATGCTATGGGTAAACTTTATATGACAGTTACGGTTCGATAAGGAAGGCGGTGAAAGAAGATGCAGAACAATGTTACAATGAAAGCACGTGACACGATTGCTGCAAAGTTGGCTGAATGTTTCATCACTGTTGGAACACGCAGATACAACTTCATGCAGATGATTGACATGGAAGTTAAGGTTGAAAAGACCAAGACAACAGTTCCCCGCCTTGGTGCTATCATGGCGGGTCACAAGTCTTGTGGTATGGAAGGTACTTTCAGCGGTACTGCACACTACAATCAGTCGGTAATGCGTCAGTGTTTGCTTGATTACAAGAACACTGGTGAAGATACCTACTTTGAAATGCAGATTACTAATGATGACCCTACCAGTGAAGCGGGCAGACAGACAATCATTTTGTATGACTGCAACACTGACGGTGGTGTACTTGCCAAGTTTGATGCAGACGGTGAGTATTTGGATGAAGAAATTGAAGGAACTTTTGAAGATTTCTCTATGCCTGAATCCTTTGCAAATCTCACTGGTTTCCTTACCAACTAACAACTGAATAACCCCTTGTGTGACCTTATATAACGGTCATATAAGGGGTTTTTTCTATTTATTGAATAACTGAAAAGGAGTAAAAGAAAATGAGTAAATTTAGTCAGTTTATGAAATCCAACAAAGCACAGAAAACAAACGGTTTCTATGCACCAACTGCATCCCTTACGGATGAAAACGGTAAACCCCTTGAATGGGAGTTCAGACACATTGGGTCTAAGGAAAATGAAACCTTGCGTGAATCTTGCACCATTGAAGTTCAGGTTACTGGTAAACCAAACTTGTTCAGACCTAAGTTGAACACTTCCCAGTATCTTTCCAAGATGATTGTTGCTGCAACGGTGACACCTGACCTTTATGATGTAGAATTACAGGATTCCTATGGTGTGAAAACCCCGGAAGATTTGCTTTTTGCAATGGTTGATGATGCGGGTGAATATCAGGATTTCAGTGTTTGGATGCAGAAGTTTCAGGGTTTCACTAAGACTTTTGAAGAAAAGGTTGATGAAGCAAAAAACTAATAGAAGAAGGGGATTGGGAAGCAAACGTTGCTTACTATGCCCTTCACAAACTTCACATTTTACCTTCTGCCTTACTTGAAATGGAAGAACAGGAAAAAGCATTTGTTGTTGCTGCTATCAGGTTAAAGACAGAAAACGATAAGAAAGAAAAGAAGAAAGCGGAAAGTAAAGCCCGCAAGAAAGGAAAATAGAAAGGTAGGTGAAAAGCGGTGGCATCAATTCAGACAGGTATTGAATTACAAGACCAGTTCACAGGGGTCATTTACGGTATTATCAATGCAGTCAATATGACAGTTTCCACAATGGAAAATATGCAACACACCATGAACAGTGATGTGGATGCAAGTGCCTTTGAAGGTGTACGTGATGAAATCAATGAAGCAACCCTTGCACTGGATGAATTTATTGCATCTATGGGAAACCTTTCAGTCACAAATACTGACCCATTTGTGCAACCAACCGTACCAAGTCCGGCTGAACCGCAAAGAACACCTGAATGGACACACGCACCCCCCGGTATGGATGTATTTACAGGTTCAGGGTTTGAACGATTTCATCAGGAAGTTCAGAGTGCTAACACAATGCTTGACCAGTTATGCACAACGCAAGATGCGATTGCACAACAGGCATACAATACAAACGTTTTATCCCCTGAAGCATTTCAGGACTTAAACAGATTAGCGGTCAGAATCGACACAGTGCGTGACCGTATTCATCAGATTGAAAGTAACCCGCTGAACATGGGAACTGATACCGCAAATGCGGAATTGGAACAGTTGCGTTCCCAGTTAAGTCAGGCAGTTCAGGAACAGAATGATTTGAATACTGCAATGCAGAACATGGACGTGTCAGCAGTAAATGATGCGTATTTGAGATTATCGAACACCGTAAGCAATACGGAACGATACATCAGGGACAATGTTGATGAACAGGGCAGATTCAATCAGGAAATCAATGAAGGTATTTCACAGGCTGATGACCTGATGAATACTATCAAAGGTGTGGTTGGTGCTTACATCAGTGTTCAGGCACTTGGTGATGTACTGAACCTATCTGATGAACTGGTTCAAACCAACGCAAGACTGGATATGGTTGCTAAGAACTTAGAAGGTTCAGATGAATTACTAAACATGGTGTACGCATCCGCACAGAACGCAAGGGGTTCACTGTCAGGTATGGCAGACGTTGTTGCCCGGTTCGGTAACAATGCAAGGGATGCTTTCAGTAGTTCAGAAGAAGTTGTTGCGTTTGCTGAACTGGTGCAGAAGCAGATGACAGTTGCCGGGGCATCCACAACGGAAGCATCCGCAGCAATGTTACAGTTGTCACAGGGCTTGGGTTCAGGTGTGTTACGTGGTGACGAATTGAACAGTATTTTTGAACAAGCACCTAACCTGATTCAGAATATTGCTGATTATTTGGGTGTTCCTATTGGAACAATCCGTGAAATGGCATCAGAAGGTGAGTTGACCGCTGACATTGTAAAGAACGCAATCTTTGCAGCATCAGATGAAATCAACGCAAACTTTGCTGCAATGTCTATGACTTGGGGACAGATTTGGCAGTCTATGCAGAATACCGCAACCATGGCTTTCCAACCAGTCCTTCAAAGAATCAATCAGATTGCCGGAAGTGACGGTTTCCAAACCTTTGTGAATGGTGCGATTGAAGCACTTGCAACACTGGCAAACGTTGCCCTGAACGTCTTTGATTTCATGGCTTCTTGCGGTCAGTTCGTTGCTGATAACTGGTCAATCATCAGCCCTATTGTTTGGGGTCTTGTTGGTGCATTGGCGGTATATGGTGCATACCTTGCTATCACAAAAGGTCTTGAACTGGCAAGTGCAGCAGCTTCCGCAATTCATGCAGCATTTATGTCTGCAAAAATTGGAATTACCGCAGCACTTACAGGTTCAACAATGGCTGCAACCGCTGCACAAATGGGTTATAACGGTGCGTTATATGCGTGTCCTATCGTGTGGATTATCATGCTGATTATTGCCCTGATTGCAATTATCTATGCGGTTTGTAGTGCAATCGCAGAAATGACAGGTGTTGCAAATAGTGGGTTCGGTGTCATCACTGGTGGTGTCAACGTGGTTATTCAGTTCTTTAAGAATTTAGGGTTATCCATTGCGAACATTGCACTGGGTATTGGTAATGCGATTGCTGCCCTTGGTTCAAACATGATGACCGCATTTAAGAACGCAATCCTTTCCATTCAGTCTTGGTTTTATGGTTTACTTTCCACTGCCTTGACCGTTGTGGAAGGTATATGTGAAGCACTGAACAAATTACCATTCGTTGAATTTGATTATTCAGGTATCAGTCAGGCAGCAGATGACTATGCTGCAAAATCGGCAGAAGCAGCCAACAGTAAGGGTGAATATAAGTCAATCGGTGATGCGTTCAATGAAGGTATGTCAACCTTTGATACGTTTCAGGACGGTTGGGTTTCAGATGCCTTTGATGCGGGTGCTGCTTGGGGTGACGGTATTGCGGATTCAGTTAGTAATTTCAGTATGTCGGACTTACTTGGTAGTACGGATATTCCGAACCCGGCAGATTATGACTACACTTCCCAGTTTGCGGGAATGAATGACAGTCTTGACAGTATTTCAACGGACACAAGTGGTATATCTGATGCAATGGATATTACCCAAGAAGAATTGAAGTATATGCGTGACCTTGCTGAACAGGAATCAGTGAACAGATACACAACCGCAGAAATCACCATTGAGCAGACCAACCATAACACTGTGAACGGTGGAATGGACTTAGACGGTATTGTTTCAGGTTTGACGGATGCAGTTGATGAAGCAGTTGAAATTGTAGTTGGAAAGGGGGAATAAGAGAATGGCAAAAACTGGATATGATTTTTATTTAGATAAGTGCTTGTTACCTGTTGCCCCTTCTAAACTCACAATCAAGATAAACAATAAAAATGACACGTTGACCCTTATCAATGAAGGTGAAATTAACATCCTGAAAAAAGCGGGGTTGACTGATGTTGAGTTTGAATGTGATATACCGCAAGTGAAACAACCCTATGCGGTATATCCGTCAGGGTTCAAGGGTGCAAGTTACTTCCTGAACTACTTTGAACAGTTAAAAACAGACAAGAAACCGTTTCAGTTTATCGTATGCAGACAGTCACCAAATGGTAAGAAGTTCTTCAATACCAACATCAAGGTGACCTTGGAAGATTATAAAATCACAGAGGATGCGAAACAGGGATTTGACCTGAAAGTCAAAGTGAAACTGAAACAGTGGCGGGACTATGGTACAAAAACGGTCAATGTTACGATTGCCGGAAATAAACCAAAGGCAAGTGTTGAACCGACAAGACCGACACCAACCGCACCTGTTCCGGCATCACCGCAGACGTACACGGTCAAGAAGGGTGATTGTCTTTGGGCTATTGCTAAGAAGTATTATGGCAACGGTTCAAAATATACCATTATTTACAATGCAAACAAGGGTGTCATTGGTGGCAACCCTAACCTGATTTATCCGGGACAGGTTTTGACGATTCCGGCAGCATAGAAAGGGGTGATTCAATGAACGTTGAACTTTTGGTTGGTAATGAATCAGGAACAAAAGTATATCAGCCCGCAGTGGAAGAAGGGGTTGAATGGTCAACTGAAAGAAGAAGCACCCCCGGAAAACTGGTTTTCAAAGTCTTGAAGGATGACATTCTTGATTTTTCGGAAGGTAGTCCTGTCAGGTTACGTGTGGACGGTGACAATGTGTTTTTTGGTTTTGTGTTCAAGCAACAGAGAACAAAAGACCAAATTATCACGGTCACCGCCTATGACCAGTTGCGGTATTTGAAAAATAAAGATACCAAGGTCTATGAAAACAAGACCGCTTCCCAGTTTATTTCAATGTTGGCTGCTGATTTTCAGTTGAACGTTGGGACACTGGAAAACACCGGGTATGTGATACCTTCAAGGGTGGAAGAAAATACCGCCTTATTTGAAATGATTGAAAATGCCCTTGACCTGACCCTGACAAATACCGGGGAAATGTTCGTGTTATATGATGACTTTGGTAAGTTGACCTTGAAAGCACTGTCATCAATGTATGTCGGTGTTCCGGGTGCATATCTGATGATTGATGAAGAAACAGGTGAAAACTTTGAATATTCTTCTTCTATTGATGACAACACCTACAACAAAGTGAAACTGACCTATGACAATGAAGATACAGGATATAGGGAAGTATATATTGCACAGGATTCTTCCAACATTGGCAAATGGGGCATCTTGCAGTATTTTGATACATTGCAGAAAGGGGAAAACGGTCAGGCAAAGGCTGATGCACTGTTATCCCTTTATAATAAAAAGACCCGCAGCCTTAGAATCACCAACGCAATCGGTGACAATAGGGTCAGGGCGGGTTCAATGGTAGTCATCAACCTTGACCTTGGTGATACAAAGGTGAAAAATTTCATGCTTGTGGAAAAAGTCACTCACACCTACAAGGAAGGTGAACACTGGATGAACCTGACGTTGAGAGGTGGTGAGTTCGTTGCCTGATGCAGTTGGGCTTGTCAAAGCAATGAAACGTGCAGCACTTGAAGCAATGGAATCCGCTAAACCAGTGAACGTGTACTTTGGTCAGGTGGTATCTGCTTCACCGTTGCAGATAAATGTTGAACAAAAAATGATACTGGGGAAAGCCCAGTTGATTCTTTCCCGGAACGTGACGGAATACAAAACCATGGTCACGGTTCAGTGGGAAACTGAAAAGGAAACACAGAACCATACCCACAAGGTTGAAGGGTCTGACGGTGAAGGTGATTCAATCAATATCACCAGTAAGACCCAAAATGTGAAACACACGCATAACGTTGTGGGTCAGAAAGAAATCACTATCCACAATCAGTTGGAAGTTGGTGATGAAGTAATTTTAATCAGGCAACAGGAAGGTCAGAAGTATGTTGTCATTGACAGAATTGGGGTGATGTAAACGTGATACCTTCAACCGTTGGTTTCCTTGACCAAGATTTTGAGATTGAGGAACAACCAAGTAAAAACTACAAAATGGACTTGAACGGAAATTCAGTCAGGGGTTTTTGTGATTCACTGGAAGCAATGAAACAGACTGTTTTCAGGATATTAAGCACGGAACGGTATCAGTATGTTATCTATTCGTGGAATTATGGCATTGAAACCCTTGACCTTTACGGTCAGCCTGTTACTTATGTATGCCCTGAACTTGAACGCAGAATTGAAGAAGCATTACTTGCTGATTCACGCATTGTCAGGGTATCAGACTTTGAACATGACACCAGTGTCAAAGGGGTGGTTCATACCACTTTTACCGTTCACACGGTATTTGGTGATTTTGCAGCAGAGAAAGAGGTGAATATTTGATGTATGAAACAGAAACTTATGAAGTGATTCTGCAACGTATGCTTGACCGTGTATCTGACAAACTGGATAAAAGGGAAAGTTCCCTGATTTGGGACACACACAGTTCAACCGCCATTGAACTTCAAGTTTTGTATATTGAACTTGAAACCTTGATTGTCAATTCATACGGTGACACCGCTGCAAGGGAATTTTTAATCAGACTTTGCAAAGACAGGGGTATCACCCCGGAAGAAGCAACCAACACAATCCTGAAAGGTGAATTTGTTCCGGCAACCATTGATGTGACCGGGCAACGTTTCAATATCGGTGATGTGAATTATTTGGTGACTGAAATGATAACACCGGGGTCATACAGGGTCATTTGTGAAACACCGGGTGTGATTGGAAATCAGTATTTGGGTCAGATGATTCCTATGGAATACATTGACGGTTTACAGACCGCAACCCTGACTGAAATCCTGATACCGGGTGAAGATGATGAAGATACCGAAGTGTTAAGACAAAGGTACTTTGACAGTTTCAAGGAACAGTCATTTGGTGGTAACCGTGCAGACTATATTGAAACTGTTAAGAAAATCAACGGTGTGGGTGATGTGAAGGTCACACGCATTTGGAACGGTGACATTCATCCGGCTGAAATGATTCCAAACACAACTGTTCAGACTTGGGTTCAGGCAAATATTGCTTCCCTTCCTGACGGTGATGTGAAGTCTTGGTTGTCAACCGTATTTGATGCAGCAAAGGAAAAGAAGTTGACCGTTGGCGGTACTGTCCTTGTTACAATCGTTGATTCAGATGACTTTGGTGAAGCATCCAAAACTTTGATTGATACGGTTCAGACTGCACTTGACCCAGTGCAAAATGCGGGTGAAGGTGTTGGACTTGCCCCTATTGG